AATTCTAGGTACCATAAACATTTCAATTTCTGAATTGGATTCTAATATAGAAGGGAGATTATATAATAAATATTCACTAGGAATCTCATCTGCGTCGATGTAAAAGATAAAATCACCGGAACAGTGTTTTTTAAGTTCATTTTTATAAGCAGAAAAATCTTTATTTAAAGGATAAAACCAATGTTTAATACCTCTATCTAAAATAACACTTACTACTTCTTGAATATGATTATCCTGATCAATTTGTACTACGATCTCATATTCAGGAGATAGAGCTCGTTCTTGAAGATAATCAAGTAGAGTCTTTAACTCCTGGTGTTCATTACATACAGTGATTGCTATACTAATCATTCTGGTAGTACTTCAATATAAGAAAGAGCATCCATAAATTCTTTTTCAGGAAATTCTTTCATTGTTGTCATATCCATTCTCCAATCATAATATTTTCCTTCTTTACCGGGTATGGGATATTTTTCTTTTTCTTCCTCAGATACAGGAACTGCTTTTACAGCTGCCCATTTCCAATCAAAAGCTGAAGATCCATTAGCAAAAATCATACCTTGTGAAGGAATATTAATCATAGATGGAAACCATACTTTTTCCCCATCCTTGAACATTAAATCCTTATAAAGTTCAGGCAACACAGTCACTTGGTTTTCATAAAATGTTTCCCCTTCCTTCATTAAGGAATTAGTTTGAAAGCCACATCCATAACAAAAATGTGTTTTGATATCTTGGTTTACTTCATCTACGTAACATGCGTCTGAACCGCAACGTTTACAAATTATTAAATTATCCATTTATCTTTTTTAATTTAGGTATTTCAATTTTTTTAAGTTGTGGTAATGCTAATTTGACTTCTTTAGGAAATTCAGGAATATATTGAGTGAGTAATTCATCTACTTTTAATTTCATAGCATTCCAACTGAATTTAGTTTTGTTTTTACTACTTTGGCGTTTAGCGTTTTCAGTATAATTTTTATAATTTTCAAAAACATCTTTTAAATAAAAACCTGTTTGAGCATGGTCTACAGTAAACCATTTCGATTCAGGTAATAAAAATTGATTTTTAGTACTTGGATGTACATTAGTTAATTGACCACCTAATAAACAAGTTAATTTAGAATCTAAGAAATCTGTTTGACCAGACCACCCTGAGCAGATAATAGGTTTTTTAACTAAACTAAATTCAAGTAAGGGACGACCAAAACCTTCTCCTTTAGTTAAATTAACCATTGCTTTTACTTTTGGGTGATTATAGAGTTCATTAATTTCATTATCTGAGAATTCACCATGTAGTAGATAAATGTTAGGTAAGTTTTTAGAGTTAACTGTTTTTTTAATTTTTTTAATTTTCTTAAGAATTTCTTCTCTATCATAATAAGATGAACTTACTTGGGATGTTTTTAAAATTAAAGCAGGTCGATTCATTTTATTTTTAAATGTTTCTAAAAATGCTTTAACTAATAAACCTACATTCTTTCTATCTTCTCCCATATCACCTTCCATCCAATGTCCTACAAACAAATAAGCAAATTTTTCTTTAATACCCATTAATGAAGCATATAAATCACTTTGAGGTATTTTATCTAATACTTTATAAATGTTTATGTCTGCTCCTTCAAATAATACTTCAACTGGCTTTTCTAATTTGACTGTGCTTTCTAAAGCATTTGTTTGTTTATTTCTTTTTTCAAATTCACAATCTTCAAATATTTTTTTAGAATGATTAGATGAAACAAAGTTTAAATTCATTCTATTTAATCCTTCAATCCAATCTCCAGGACAAACATTACTTTCAATTCCCGCTGTGCACCCAATATTAAATTTACCTACTGGTTGAAATTCATTTGGAACAGTAATTTGCATCCAAATATCCGGTTGTTTTTGATTACTAGGATCTGTAATCATATGTTCTAATAAAAAGTTCCATTGTGGATCTGATGAGCAGAAACCAAATGGTGTATTACCCCAACGTTGAGATAAAAGTTTTACTTCATATTTATCAGTTTCTATAATAGCTTTAACTAAGTCTCTGCTTCGTGCTCCATACCCAGAAAAAGTATCAAATGGACAACTAATTACAAATAACGGTTTCATTCTTAATATAATAATTTATGGTTTATAACTCTATCTTTAACTTCAATTGTGTTAATTAATTCAAATTTTTCTCTTGGTTTCCAAGTTTCAAACAACTCATCAAATGCCTCAATAACTCTTTCCCCTTGTACTTCACCTGTGAATCCTGCTTCATTCCCAATGGCCCATTCTCTACCTTTTAACCCTCTTAATTTACGTTCCTCAGGAGTTAAATTATAAACATTCTTAATTTGCTCAGCTGCATCTTCAGGACGACAAGTGTCATCCCAAATATAAGGAGTTGGGGGTGAACCTACAAGTGTACGTGAAGAAGGAAATACTGGAAATGCCCATTCACCATGCTTTTTATAAGTACCTCTATGATTTGAGGGAATATTTTTATCTGGTGTAAACCAGTTTCCATTTTCATCTTCAAATCTCATTTGGTCTTGCATTCCTCCAGTCACATTAGCAATAATAGGATTACCTGATAGGATTGATTCTGTTAAACTTAAACCCCATCCTTCATTAGATGTTAATAAGATTTGGCAATCAGTGCTATTGTAAAGCATATTCATTTGAGTTGAATCAAATCTAGCATCTGTAAAGATAACATTATATTGTTCTCCATTTAAAAGTAACTCAATAACAGCTTCTAAATCAGTACCATGATCACTTACTCGTTCTGTATGAAGAACCAAAACACATTTTTTAGCTTCTTCAATAGGCAATTGATCAATAAAGTGCCTATAAGCTAACATTGTATCAGGAATTTGTTTACGTCTAATATTTCTAGAGTTAAATAACATTGAAAAATTATATTCTTTGCCTTTAAATAAATGTTTTTTAAAATCTAATAACTTAGAATCTTCTTTATCTAATGGTTTAAATACTTCATGGTTCAAACCATGAGGAACATATTTAATAATTTTTTTACTTGCTTTATCACCTAATACTAATTTATTAATATTAACTGTTTGTTTTGAAATACCCATTAACAAATCACAAGCCTCATAATAAGGTAAATTATAAAGTGGTGCTGGGTAGTCATCCCAAATGTTTAAATAAGTGATAGGAATGTTTCTACGAATTTCATTCTCCATAGTAAACAACCAAACAAAGTAACGTGGATCAGTAATCAACATAATAGCGTCTGGGTTTTCTAGTTTTATTAATTGTCTTAATAAATCAGGATTACCATACTCATTTGTTGGATACATTATTACTGATGAGTCAGTTAAACCAGTAACTTCATTTGTTGATTGAGATAAATCTAAACGTTTACCTGCTTCAGGATGAGTAATAGAACCTCCAATATTGACCCAATTAAAATGTTGAGCTGTATGGATAACTATTTCTCTAGCAACTGTAGCTACACCTGAATGGACTCTAATGTCATCACAGATAAGCATAATTTTCTTCCTCTTACCAGGAGGTAAGTAAGCAAAACTTGAATTCATGTTTTTTTAATCTTTAGTATCTAAATTGTTGTGGTTGTGAACTTTTTTTCTAAAATCTTCATCTGTAAGATACAAATGAATAGTGCGGTCAGCAAGTTTTTGTAAAGAAAATTTGTACTTAACACAAGCAATTTTAAAACTCTCGAATAACTCACTCTGTACTTTTACAGAGGTTAATGTCATATCCTTTTTATTTGTCATAGCTTTTATTTTTTATTACTGTATATAAATATATGTGGATTCTCTTAAGATATACCACTTGGACAAAGTTCTTTTTTATCTTTAAAAGGACAAAAAGTACAATTCCATTTGTTAGCATTTGGTTCAAATACTTTATCTTTATGAGAACCATCATGATTAAATACTTCTTCTATAAATGAGTTAATAGTGTTAGTAGCTTTACTCATTTTAATTTTTCCACTAGCAGGAGTATATTCTTGTATTCTAGAAATAGGGAATGGTGATTCTTCCCATACTTTTCTTTTAACAATAAAGAATTCTATTTCAATATTATTTTCAGGTACCCCAAATTGTTGACTATAAAACTTTTTATAAAGGACTAACTGGAGTTGTTTAGTTTCATCTTTTTTAGTTTTTTCATCCCAACCGTTTCTAGATGTTTTAATATCTAAAATTTTAAAAGTGTTAGTTGGTTCATGATACAAAACAACATCCAAGTAGCCCTTATATAAAATATTTTTAAATTCAGGGTGAGGATTAAGTAATAGAGGTACTTCACAGCCTACTAAAAACCATCCTCGTTTTCCAAAATACCCAGCTCGTTTTTTCTTTATAAAGTTAAGAATAGATAAACCATCATCATAAAACTCTCTCATTTCGGCTGGATCTGAAAAGTGTACTTTTTTATTTGAGTTATAATCTTTTAGATATGTTTCTCTAAAACGTTCCTCAAAATACTCTTCTAAATTGATTCGGTCCGCTTCAGCACCACTAATGTCATATATAGTTGTTATATAGTGTTGTAACGCCTCATGAACCGCAGTTCCAAATGTCATATGAATAGACTGTTCAGATGTGTAATAACCGTCTCTATACTGTAAAGACCACTTGCGAGGACAAGACAAAAACATAGACATTTGACTATAGGAAATTGCTTTTTCAAAAGCATAATTCATTTCCCTTAGAGTATGTTTTTTGATCTGTTTTACAATTGCAGGTATTTTTTTCTTTCTTCCCAAAACTTATTTTTTACCTTTAAGCATCTGGATTGTTTTCTCTAGATAGAGAGCTAAGTCCATTGCTTCTTCTTTAGCATGTTGCAAATAATCTAACACAGACAAATCAGTTCTGTCTAAAGTATTATTATATTTGTTTTTGCCCATTTCAGCTCTTTTGATATGCTCATCAATAATTGAGTCTACAATAGAGTCTGTTTTCAAAACTGTTCTTGTTTCTACAGATTCAAATCTGTTTCCGTAGATTTCACTATTTTTTGTCATTGAATTTCTTTTAATAACTTTTTAATTTCTTTAGCATCAATACCTGATTTTTCAAGAATGAATTCTACTCCTTCTTTTTTAAGAATGTATAAATAATCTTCAGCCTCACCTAATGATATAGTGTAAAAATCAGCTACATGTTGCAGCAATGAGTTACTAGGCTTCTTTTTAGAAGATTTGATGTATTTAAGGAAGACATTCTTTTTAGGTAACATAGAACAATAGTATTTATAAGTTTTTTCTTTTTCAGGGTAGGGTATTCTTTGGCCAAAATTTGCAACCTCAGTGTATCCTTCATACATACTTACAAATCTATGAACCATGTAAGAGTTAAATGACTCTTGCTGATCTTCTGTAAAAGATGACCAAGGTGTTTTATTGGTTGTGATTTCTTTTAGCCAATCAAATATCGTCACCGCCGTATTCTTTTCTCAATTCCTTAGGTAAAGTTTCAAGCAAAATCTCTCCAGTCTCTACATCATAAAATACAGGAATAGGAATAAGAGCATCTTCATCAGCACCTACTACAAAACGAGATACTTTACGAAGGATAACTCCTTGACTCCAAATTTTACCACCTGAAGGTGTTTCTACTGATGTTGTCTTAGACAAATCAAGGTTAATGTTCATTTGATTATTTTTCATTTTCTTTATGTTTTTTCCATTCTAAATAAAATCCAGCAGCCACTAATAAATTCATACCAAATGATGCTATAATTTCATGTATATCTTCATACACATTCATTGTTAAATGAATATGCCCTACAGCCCAAAATGGAATAGACAAATTGCCCGCTACCCACATTATGAAAAATAGGATAAATTTTCTCATATAACTTTCTTATTTGAAATTAATAATAAGATTCTAGAAATCAAAGCGCAAATGTTGATCTCTTTATTAATTCTAAAATTAGAGTGATACTGATACTCTTCAATATAAATGATAACTGAACCTATATCCATAGGAGCATATTTTTCTACTGTGTCAAATAAAAATCTAAATAAATCCTCATAATCATTAGCACCTGAATCTGCTATAATCTGTCTAATGTTATTAAACGATTTAGTACTTGGTTTGCATAATTCCATGAGTATTTGATTTTTGTAATTACTAGACACTAATATACTTTTATCAACAACTATCTCATCACCTGTTACTCCCATTTGGAGTGTATTAAGCATTTTACGTAGGTCAGGATAAAATTGATTAACAACTAATTTCAAGTCATCAGTACCTATTCCAACATTCTCTTTTTTAAGAATATCTATAATATGATAGGCAATTTCTTGTTTAGATGGAGGTACAATTTTTAATACCTGGCAACGTGATTGAAGTGGGTCAATAATACGCTCAACATAATTACAAGTTAAAATAAATCTTGTAGTACGAGCAAATGTCTCAATAATGTTTCTTAATGATGCTTGTGCTTGGATTGTGAGAAAATCTGCTTCATCCAAGATAACAATTTTAAGAGGTTTAAATGATGCCACAGACGAGAAACCCTGGACCTTATCCCTAATAGTATCAATACCACGCTCATCGGAAGCGTTAAGAAAGAGATAATCGCAATTGAGATTATTAACAATAAGTTTAGCAAGAGTAGTTTTACCACAGCCTGCGGGACCATAAAAGACCATATTAACAATATCATTTTGATTTAAAAATTTAGCTATAGTTTGTTTAATTTGTTCATTACCTACAAAGTTTTCTAACTTATTTGGTCTATAGATTTCATTCCATAGTGTGTGTTCTCTTTTCATAACTTATTATTTTATTATATATATGCTAAAAAAGCCTCGTTTGTCAAAAGTGTTAACAAGATTAAAAAGTATAATCTCCGTATATTGAATATTTTTTAGGTTTTGGTTCTTGAATTTCTACTTCACTACTCACAATAGCATAAAGTTTACCTTGAGCTAAATCTAATCTAAATGCTTTAGGTTTAACAGTTGCCATCTGAAACCATGCCTCTAGAGCATCTGTTATGGAGGATTGGATTTTATCAACACCATTCACTTTCCAATTATCACCAGGAGCTTTACGAATAGCAATCTCGATTAATTTTTCTTGTATTTCTGTTTTGCTCATAACTTTATTTGATCTTGAAGATAAGGAATTAGTTTATCAATAGGATAGTTTATGTAGGTATGGTTTGCTGTTGCCATACCCACATAAATCCTATCAGTACCCAGAACAAAATATAGTGTCTTAATAGTTAATAATTGACCATCAATGTCAATAAGTTTTCCAATTAATGATACTGCGTCTTGCATTTCACTAAATTTACATCATTCCCATCATATTACCAAACCCATCATCACCTTTCTTTTCCTCTGGTTTATCAACTACAACTGCTTCTGTTAATAGAATAGTACCTGCTACTGAAGCCGCATTTTCAAGTGCTGTGCGAGTTACTTTAGCAGGATCAATAATACCAAGTGTTCTCATATCATCAAAATCCTCTTCCATTAAATTGAAACCCCACCAATAATCACCTCCAGTTGCTCCTGATAATGCATTATAGATGTCTTCTAATTCATAACCAGCATTAGATAAGATTTTCTTAAATGGTTCAGCACAAACATTATAAACAATTCTACCACCAATACTATTAAAATCACTAATACCATTACGAGCATGTAACAAAGCCATTCCACCACCAGGTACAATACCTTCTTCAAGAGCGGCTTTAGTAGCTTGTAAAGCATCATCTACTCTATCTTTCTTTTCCTTCATTTCAGCTTCAGTAAATCCACCTACATGAACAACAGCTACACCACCAATAAATTTAGCTAAACGTTCTTGCAATTTTTCTTTTTCATACGGTGAAGTTGACTTATCGATTTGAGCCTGAAGTTCTTCAATACGAGCTGTAATTTTTTCTTCATCACCTTTACCATCTACAATAGTAGTTTCATCTTTACCTACTGTCACAACACGTGCTTGACCAAACCAATCCCAACTAAACTTATCAAGTTTCATTCCTTTTTCAGTACTAAACACCTGACCACCAGTCATGATAGCAATATCTTCAAGGATCAATTTACGACGATCTCCAAAATCAGGAGCTTTAACAGCTACTACTTTCAAAATACCTCTTGCTTTGTTTACAATCAAAGTAGCTAAAGCCTCACCATCAACATCCTCAGCAATAATAACCAATGGTTTATTTTGGTTAGATACAGCTTCTAGAATAGGCAACAATTCTTTTACTTGATTAAATTTCTTATCAGCAATCAAAATCAAAGCGTCTTGCAAAGTAGTGGTCATTGAATTGTTATCAGTTACAAAATAAGGTGATTTGTAACCTCTGTCAAACTGCATACCTTCTACTGTTTCAAGATATGTTTCACCATTTTTAGACTCTTCAATAAACACAACACCCTCACGACCTACTTTTTGCATTGCAGTAGCAATCAACTCACCTACTTCAGGATCATTGTTTGCTGAGATGGTAGCAATTTGTTTAAGTTGTTCTTCATTTGAAATGTCTTCTTTAATTTCCATTCGAAGATGTTCAATTACTTCCTTAACTGCTTTATCAATACTACGTTTGATCTCAACAGCATTTTCACCATGGTTAAGATACTTAAGACCTTGTTTAGCCATTTCACGAGCCAATAAAGTTGAAGTAGTAGTACCATCACCTGCATTGTCAGCAGTTTTGATAGCAGCTTGTTTAACTAATTGTACACCCAATTCTTCAATTGAATCTTCTAATGTAATTGATTTTGCTACTGTAACACCATCCTTAGTTGATTGAGGAATACCTCCGTTTGCAATTACTACATTACGTCCATTAGGACCTAAAGTAGCAGTGACAGCGTCAGCTAGTTTATCAATACCATTAATCATTTTTTCCCTCGCTTCGGGACCGAATTCTATAACTTTGCTCATATTAGTCTTTATTTACTTTTGCTAAAATTTGATTTTCAGGACCTAACCAATACTCTTGACCTTCATATTCCATTTTACTAAAACCTATTGTAGGCAACACAACTGTGTCTCCAACACTAAGCATAGTAGGAATAAAAGTTCCTGTGGCTGAATAGTAACCTTTTCCTACAGCTACTACTTCTCCTAGTTTATTTTTTTCATTTCCCAAATCAGGGACA